TCCATGTGGCGCAAGGTGGGATCACCCAGCCAACTCAGCCCATAAAAATCCGAAACTGTGCATGGGGACTTAGCGCCTGCCCAAAAAACCAAGCCAATAAGCAGGAGCCAGAACCATTTCATTCATGTCAGTCTTAGTATTGGTTAAGCTGTTCTTTTCCACATGTACACAGTAATGTACGGCTGGTAGTTAGCGTTAGTTGCGCTTGCGCCTTCTGTGCTGTTGGTTGTGGCGACTGTGATGCCCGTTGTAGAAGTTTGTACAAAATTCTCGCCACCATTAGGCGCTGTTTGTATATAACCCCGCGAAGCAGTAGAATCACCGCCCTGAACATTTCGATTTCCACTCTCAGAAAGCCCCCTTGATGCGCCTGTAGAGGCCGCGCCCATCAAAGCATGTGTGTGGCTTGGGTCAGTAACAGTAGAAGTCGCCGTGTGGGTGTGGCTTGGCAGCGTAGCATTTGCAGAGCCGCCAGTCTCTTCAGCCGTATTAAACAGCGCATTGCCCGAATCAAAGCCAACAGGTACTCGCCCTGCACCAAACGCCGTCCAAGTACCAAAACCCAACAACGTGCCGGGATTCGTTGCGTTGGTAGCGTTAATGTAAATTGAACCAACTGGGTGCAGTGCCTGAAGCGCTGCCTGAACAAACGCTGTGGTTGCAAGCAAAGTTGAACTGTTGCCAAAAGTCTGAGTTGTCGCAATCGTGCCCGTTGGCAGTGTTGGCGTCCCAGTAAACGTGGGGCTGGCACTTAAAACCGTATTGCCCGTGCCGGTGGAGGTTGCTACGCCTGTGCCGCCGTTGACCACAGGAAGGACCCCGGAGAAGCTGGTTGCGTCAACCGAACGAAAATTGGTTCCGTCACTGAACACCATCACTTTGCTCAATGCGGCTACTGGAATTCCTGCACCCGCAGCGGTGGTGTTACCCAGCACAGTGGAGTTGTAGATCGTCGCTGTATAGGCAGTGGTGTTGTAGATAACGTAGGTCTTCTCTTGCGGGGGAGCGTAGACGGCAAAGTTGGCTGCGGTTGTGGTGGTCAGTGCAATGACGGCATTTCGCGCTTGGTCAGGCGCACCGTCCAGCGCAGTGAAAGCTTGGTTGGCTGAGGTGACGGACACCACCACGTACCCAGCAATAGCCGACTCAATGATCGTGCCGAGGTTAGAGTTGGTTGTGGTATTCCACGTACCGGCTTGTTCGCCAGCGCCAATCAGTTCAATCCGTAGCGAGGGGGAGTAGGTGCTTGCCATTTTAATTACCTTATGATGTCCAATTTGGTGTTGGCTCAACAGGCCAAATTAATTCACCATCTGTTGGGTTTAAAAATATAAATCTAATTTCATCTCTATATGCAACAAACGCCGCCGAATTTACAAGGTGTACCGGCAAATTGACATCCGTAACATCAGGCAAAACAGACCAATCAGATTCGCTTAACAAACCTTGGGCTTGCAATTTGTTAGATTCTGCTGTTGGCGGCGTTGGCGGCGGCGGCGTTGCTTTTACAGTCCACGCTGCAACAGCGTTATTTGCCCAATCAGGAATAACAGAAACAATGTCGTGAGTTTTCCGCTGGTCAACATATTGAATTGTTCCTTCAACATCAATCCATTGAAAAACTTGCACATCTGGCGGCGTTCCCTCCCATTGCAAAGGCGCATATCCAACAGAATCTACGCTTACAAATAAATCAGGAACAACAATTGTGATCCTCATGTCAACCTCCGATGCAAAATGTTGTTTTGGATTAAAACTGCGTTGTTTTGTTCATTTGTTTTTACAACCTCATTTCTAAAAGATTCAATTGCCGCGCCAGTTTGCCGTTGCTGTTGACTTGATTCAACCAGAAGCACGGGCAACCAAGCAATTGAGCATCCGTAGTCATCAATTTCCTCACCCGTGTTTGGGTTTGTTCCTCGCACTTTAATAAACCACGCGCAATCCAGTTGGCGGCATGGTTTAAATCCGTCTAACGGGCAATTTGATTTTGGTTCTATTTTCATGTTTTAGTTTTTAGTTGCGATGATGACATCAACATAAGCAACATTTATTGCCGATGTTGCTGAGGATAGTGAGCCTGACCCGCTAAATGTATGGTCGTGTCCTGTGCTTGAGCCGGTAAGTTGCAGATAATTTTCGCCGCCGTTTGGCGCGGTTTGTTGGTATCCTCTGTTAGCAGTGCTGTCACCACCCTGTATGTTTCGTGAAGAGCCTTCTTTTGAGCCGCGAGTTGTACCCGTTGAGGTTGATCCCATAATTGAGTGAGTATGGGAAGGTATTTGTGCTGTCGTCAAAGTTGTTGATCCAACAGTGCCTGACACAGAAACTGTTCCCGTAACACTTGGCGTTGCAAAGGCAGTTGTAAACGCTGCTGACCCGCCTGAACCGGCTGTTCCTGATACAACCCGCAGAGCCTTGTTGTCGTGCGCCGTTGATTTTGTAAACCCTGTAGGTGCTGTGGTTTGGACAAACAGCATAACTGTACCGGAAGGGATCACAGTTCCGCTAGCTCCGCTGGATGCTGCGGTAATTAAACCCTTCGCATTGACTGTAATGCTGGCGTTAGTAAATGAACCAACGTTTGAGTTGACGGTTGCCAGCGTACCCGCCGCTGTGACGTTGCCTGACCCGTTGAATGACGGGCTGGTATAGGCCAAGTCTCCCGTAATTGCAATAGTGCGACCTGTGGTCAGAGTTGCTGCGCTGCCCGTGGTGTTCTGGTTAAGCGTAGGAAACGTGCAGTTGGTCAAAGTACCGCTTGATGGTGTACCAAGCACAGGAGCCACCAAAGTTGGGCTATCACTCAGAACCACAGACCCCGTACCAGTGGAAGATGTAACGCCTGTACCGCCGTTGGCTACCGGCAGGGTGCCGCTGACGTGTGTGGCCAGACCAATCTTGCCGTAGCTTGGGGCCGAGCCAACACCGCCAGAGATCAGGGCGTTGCCAACAGCCACGTCGGCCAGCTTAGCCAGAGACGTAGTGGTGTCTGCGTATATCAGGTCGCCCACAGCGTAGGAAGTCTGGCCCGTGCCGCCCAGTGGGGCTGAGACTGCGGTGAACCCCGTAGCCAAAGAACCTGCGGCCAGTGCGCCCGTGCCTGTGAGGCCGGTGTAAGAACCCGAGATGCGGCCAGACGGCAGGGTGCCCGAAGTGATATTGGCTGCGTTTGTTGTGTCCGTTGTAGCCGATGCGGCCAGCCCAGAGACTGCCCCAGATGCAATGGCGATGCCTGTGTTTGTTACGCTGGTAACCTGCCCCTGCGCGTTGGTGACAAACACGGGGACGCTGGAGGCGGAGCCGTACGTGCCTGCTGTGCCCGTGTTGGCTATGTTGAATGTGTAGGCTGGCGACTCACTCAGCCCTGTACCTGCCGTGTAAGTAATTGGTGCAGAGAACTGCTGGAACACAATCGCTGTTGTGCCAACTGTAATAGGGGGAGCAGTCTGTTGTACCCAAGCGGTGTTCACGTTTGCCGTGCCGCTGGTCACCAAGAAAAAGTCGCCCTCGTCAATCTGGTCAACCCCGGTGCCAACAGTGTCAAAGTCAGTAGCGCGAGTCAGTATGTATGGCGTTCCAGCGGTGCCAACCTGAGTGACAACATAGACGCCGTTGTTTGCACCCGCCACTTCGTTCTTGACCAGTATCCGCTCTGAAACAATCGTAAGCGTTGAGTCCACAGACAGAGCGCCGTTGGCGGTTGCTGTAAGCGTAGCCCCCACCCCGGATGTTCCGTTGTCGTACGTGTTTGCTGGCAGTGCCGCGGTAGTTGCCAGTGCCACTGCTTCATGAAAGTGGATGCCAGATGCAATAGCGTCGGCGTACTGCTTGTTAACAATATCTGTGTTGCTGGTTGGAGCCGTTGTAATTGTGCCGGACGTAATATTTGCCGTTGAAATATTTGCAGTGCTAACACCCAGCGTGCCAATATCTAGAAGCGTTACAGCAGACCCCGCCGTATCCAGATACACCGCTCGCTCTGCGGGGTACGTTACGAACAAGTCTTTGGAACCGGAACCGAACGAAACCTTTGCGCCTGCTGCGCTGGACTCAAGGATCGTTGTCCGTGTGAGCGTGGGGCCAGCCGTGGTGTACGTGCCGACACCAACTTCAAAGTCGCCTGTAATTGGATCAACTGCGGCGTAGTAAGTGACGTTACCGTCGCCAATAACGGAGAAACTTTGAAAGCCAAGCGAAGCACTGCCAAGGGCAAAATCACTTGTACCAGTAGTAGTGGTCGTAACTTTAACGCGGTCTTTTACAACGAGTGCCATTTTTGTTCCTTACGATGGCAGGGTATTCCAGCCGGGAGCCTGCGTATCTACAACAACAGTCCAGCCGGGAGTCTGCGTAGTGCTTATATTTTGCCAGTTTGGCGTTTGGTTGTCATCAATTACTGCCCATACCAGAACGCCACCGATGTAAACGTAAAGCTGAACGCCGGTCGGGTATACGTTAGCTTCACGTACCGCTGTAAACGCCGCTACAGCGGAAGCCACTTCGGCTACTGTGCCATTAAATACCGCCGTGCGGTTTACCGCCGCCGCTCCAGACGCCGCCTCTGAAACACTGACCGCAAACAGCACCCCCCGCGTCATATTCGCTGCGCCCGAGGCTGCTTCCAGAATTGATGCAAGTACCACGGAGTTGGCCGTAGGCGTAGCAAGTGCCGTAGCGCCTTCAGCCACACCCCCCAACATCGTTGCAATAACTGTCTGGGCTGCTTGGGTTGATGCTACCTCTGCAATGAACGCAACAAATGCTGTTTGGGCTGTCTGGACCGAAGAACCAGACCCCGCCTCAGCAATTAAGGAATTAAAAATACTGGCCGCACTAACAGATTCAATTGCAGACGCGCCTTCTGTGCTAGTAGCAACTAACTCGGAGTTGGCAAACAATAAATCCAAAGCAAATGCGTTTTCCGCCACACTACCAAGCATTGTTGCAATAACTGTCTGGGCTGCTTGAGCTGATGCCGCCTCCGCAATCAAGGCTGCAAAATTAACTTGTGCTGACTGGGCCGAAGAACCGGACCCTACCTCAGAAATCAAGTTATTAAAGATGTTGTTAGTTGTATTAACGGACGCCGCAGTGGACACAGCCTCTGCATTAGTGGCAAGCAGCACGTTCGCAAAAAGATTTGTGGTGCTCGCAGAGCTTCCGGTCTCGTCTACTACGGCGTCAACCACCGCGCCCCCGCTACCTAAAGCAGCGAAGGGGGCTTGAGCAAAAGTTACGTCCCCAAACACCTATCCGCCTTTAAGTAGCGGTCAACGAAAAAGTGTAGGTGACATTCAACGTATCGCCGCTGTCCACGAACTTGTCGCCACCAGTGAAGTCACCAGCAGAAAACAAAACACCAGAGGTGCCGCTCGCTACAGTACACAGGAACGCGCCAGCAATCGTGACCGTCGCGTTCATGGCAAACGACGCTGGAGAGGCTGAGTTTGAGATCACCGAGGGGTTGGCCGTAGTGGCCGTACCAAACGTAACTGCCTTGCGAGAACCAGAATAGGCAACGCTTTCAGTCCAGCCAGCGTGACTAGCCAACGTGTCTGCCGCAGCAAACGTAGTGCCCGAACCGGGGCCGGTTACCAAACCCAAAAAAGGTGAGGCGGTATAGGCCGCGCCTTTGAAGTACTGGGTGTTCATGTCCTGCACGCCTTCATTCATCACAAGGTTGTGGAACGTGTCAGTCCATTTTATTTGACCATCAGGGCCAACGCACTCAACAGAGTACACACCACCAGCGCCAGCGGTGTCAGCCGCTTGCTTGTTAGCGATCATGCCTGCTTGCACGGCGTCTTGAGTTTTGCTGTTTTCGATAGGCATAAAAGCTCCTGTTTAGCTGATTCTGACGATTGCACTGGTGGCATCGGCGGTTGGGAAAATGATCTGAAACGTGTCGTTGGTGACTGTTTTGTCTGCGCCAAAGTCCAGCACCGCCACAGACTTGTTACCCTGAGTGACGTTGTAAATCAGAGCGCCGCGAGCCGTAAACGTTGAGTTGGGCCAAGACGTATTTGAAAAACTGATAAACGCTGTGGGCACACTTGACTGATTGTTGCCTGATGTTGGGCTTGTAGAGATAACCAGCGTGTTGCCACCCGCTGTGTAGCCCGTGCCAACAACTTCACCGCTTGTGGTGTACACAGTTGTTGTTGAGTTAATATTAGCCGCGCCTGTGTACAGCGCAATCTTAAAAGTGTTTGGCGATGTTGGGCCAAAGTTATGAACCGCTTGGAGCAGTTCAACTTTAAAGCTTGTGGTTGCTGTTTGGTCAAAAGACATATCAAGTCACCGCCTGTCTATATTGTCCAGAACGATATGCGTCCTGACGTTCCATACCATCACCCAGACGTTTAGCCAATGTAAGTGCTTCCTTGTATTTGCCGTCGTACAACGCCACCATGTCGGCTTCGCCCTTCATGAACGTAACAGCTTCAACCAGTGAGCCATACAACAACACAGAATCAAAGTTGTCGCCAAGCCAAGTAGTACTTGCAGTGACAATAGATTCTGGGTAATAGTAATAATGAAGTTCAACGCTATATGTAGCGTCTGGGGTAGGGCCCAAAATAAATGTTAACTCGTTAGCGTCGTTGGTCTGCGTGCCAAACAAAGCGTAGTACTTGGGGATAGCCGTGTCTGTTGGCTGTGGGTACGCTTGCCGAATAAAGTTAACATCCTTATTCAACAAGTACTCGTACGCGCCAGTACCATCAATCACGGCCATAGAATACACCGCTAAGAAATCATTCGGGCAACCCAGATACTTATTGTTTGCCGACGCAGAACCAATCACATTCTTGCGAATAGACGGGAACTGCACCGTGTTGTATATGCGCTGCTCAGCCTGCTGGACAAACACCGGAATGTTGTCAATGAAGTCTTGGTCAAAGTTCTGCGTGTAGTCGCAGATAGCAGCGGTCAACTGGGTGTAGTTCATGTCTGTATCAGGCCATTGGGCCGCGAGCCATTACGCCTTTAGTAGCCGCGCCAGTACCACGAATCTTAATGCCCGAGGTTTTGACGCCGGGGTACTCGTTACTGTGGTCGTTGGCCACGGACACGTTGGTGTCCGCCATGTGTTTCAAGGCACTGTCTTTTTTAAGCACAGCCTGAGTAGGCGCAGGCTTGGGGGATCGGTACGTTGCCATATCAAGCTCCTTTGCGTCCGGGGGACTTTTGGTTGGCAATCTTAGCCAAACCACGGCCCATCTTCAGCATGTCGCTGTTGGTTTTGCCACCAGCACGCATTTTTTTAACCGCAGCATCGGGATGCGCGGATTTCATGCCTTTGGCCATGTGTGCTTTAAGTGCTTTTTTTGCGTCCATCATAAACTCCTTAAGATGTTGATATTGTCACTTGGCCGACTGCAGTAGTCAACACCAAATTGTTTGGTGTCAACGCGTCATCGAAGAATCGAGAACCCCCAACGGGGTTCCAACCCCACTGAATGTCCCGGCTACCACCTGTTGGAAAGCCTGCCACGTTAGGGCCTGCCGTCACGTATGTTGTGTCTCTGCGGGGATTGCGCACCGCTTGGGGATCGTCCACAGGGTACATGCCCAGTTGCAACTGCGGTTGATCTGGGTCCCAGCAGGAGTCGCAGACCAAGAGATTGTAGGTCTTGGTCTTGATAATTTCTTTGCGCAAAGACGTGAGTTTAAAACGGAAACCACAACGATCGCACTGGGCGATCGAATTCTTTGCACTGGCAAACCGATTGGCCATTTATGTGCCGCTCCCGATGTACTGGCGACGGGGCACAAAGCGCACAGCAGCCTTCTCACGGTCTTCGGAAGATGCCAACTCCCACGCCTCATCGTACTGCTGTTTAAGGATAGGCAACCGCTCCATGGCATTTGGAAGCTTCATGGCCAAGTAGTAAGACAGTCCGGCGACCATGCAAGGCACAAACCTAAACGGGATGTCCATGACATTCACACCGCCACCCACATCCTGAGTGCGACGCAAGCGCCAGTACACAAACTGATATTGTTGAGAATTGTCTGGGGTAGGCCACACAGTAAATGCGGGGACTTGCGCCCAATAGACAGTAGCTGCGGCAGTATGCGCAACAGCGATGGTTTCTTGCTGGCCACGGAAGCAGTTGTACAGCGTACCGGAGTTGGCGTTCGCGTTCTGTGTGATGTAGCCGTAGTTGATGATCTCGTCGTCAATCTTAATGAAGCCAGTAGAGGGTAAACCCGTAACGTCATTCAGCACAATCTCTGTACTTGTGGACGTAATGGTTGTTGTAAGCGTGGCTGAAATTGGGGAGGTTTGTCCGTTGAAGCGCTGAATCCAGACCTGAATAGGTCTAGCTTGTTGAATCTTGTTAGGAATGGTGGCGTAGGTAGAAACACTAATACGCGTAATTGTTAGGTCAGCCTGTGTCGAAGCTGTGTTTGAACCCGTACGAATAACATGCTCAAGCAAATCAACTGTGTCATTTGGCAGGGCATACGTGTTCTGGCCGGGCACAAGCGGTATCGTGCCTTGCTCAAACGTCCACATATTGATGCCGCGATTTGACCAGTCCGCGAACAACAAGTTCAACGAACGGCGAGCCGTTTTCAAATCGTAGCCCGTACGCAACTCTGCGCCGTTACGCTCGAACGCTTCCTCAACAATTTCCGTCAAGTCGAGGTTGAAGTTTGCGACGCCTGAAGTTGTCATCTGAACCCTGCCGTTTTCTTTGCAATCGTTTTAGGTTGCTTTACGAATTGTTGTCCGGCTTTTTTGCCAGCACGTTTCGCACGCGTTGTCGCAGCGTACTCAGCAGGGCTGAGATTTTTAATCGCAGCACTAGGAAGGTATCGCTCACCCGTGTCAGAAGATTTTTTACCACTTTTGGTTCTCCATTTTTGGTCGCCCCAGTCCTTTAGGGATTGCTGCGGCTTTTTAATCACGATACCCACCGCCTGCGGCTTTATAGCGTTTAGCCATGACTTGTGCTTTTCTCGCACTCCACTGACCTGCGCCAGTACCTACAATCGCTGCAGCTTTGACGCTGTTAAAAATTCGTTTACGTAAACCGGGCTTGGTGTAATTACCCGCCGCGTTTACCTTGGATTTTGTTTTACCACCTTCAGCGTACTGCGTAAAGTCGGTGTCATCACGGCGAGCTTTACGCTTGCCGCCGGGCATTTTAGAGGGGTTGATGTCCCCCATACCGCGACTGGCCATCATGTTAGATCATCCTGCCTTTGGTCTTACCACGCTGGGCAATACCGTCTGCACGCCTAGAAGCAGTCATGCCGCCTTTTTTCATGGGCTGGCCTTGCGCAGAAGCGGCGGCGGCTTGTTGACGCGCCTCATCGGCTGCAGTGGCAACTTTTTCAGCAGCGTTTTTGTTGTACTCTTTTGCCATTAGCATAGGCAAAATGCCGCCAACACCTGATGCCAAAACATCTGAAATCTTAGCCATAATTACACCATCTTTCCTTTAGTGTGACCTTTGGTCACACAACCGTCTGCACGAGTCACGCCGCCTTTGGCCTTTTTGACAGGAGCAAACATCTTGTCGGCCATGTCCATGGCTTTGGATGTGTGCCCTGTAGACGGACGAGTTGGCTCATTGAGCATGTCCTCGTATATCTTTTTAGCAGGCTTCATGCGCGGTGTGTCGCTCATGACTTAGCACATCTTTCCGCGTGTCTTACCACGCTGAGCGATGCCGTCGGCACGGCTAGAAGCAGTCATGCCGCCAGACTTATACCCTTTAACATCTTTACGAGCTTGCATTTGCGCGTTGTCGTCCATGCTCGTCATTCTGTTTGAACCAAAAGTTTTGCCAACAGAACGCATAACATCCCCTACATTATCAAGACCTTTTGTAAGACTCTTGCTTAATCCATCAGGGTTAAGTTTTTGTTCCCGTTCATATTTTTTTACAGATTGTTCATAAACAGCTTTAGCTTTGGCATCGTCTCTAGCTTGTTTTGCGGCATCTGCGGCTGCTTTTCGCTCCGCAATTTCTGCCTGTTTCTCTGCCCTGTACGCATCATCTTTTAAACCAGCCATAATATTCTCCTTAGATCAGCAGGCTTTGCCGCCCATGTTCATCTTGACCATCTTGCCTTTGGTTTTACCCTTAGACTCGATACCGCCACCTTTAGCCATAAAAATAGGCACTTTTTTGCCGTCTTTCATTTTCATAGGCATGCCGCCTTTTTTCATATCGGCTTCAGCCTTTTCATGTTTAATCATAGACGCAGGAGCGCCTTTTTTCTTCATGAATGAAACTTCTTTTTTAACCATCGCTTTAGATTCAGCCATGTCGCCACCTTCTTTGAATTTGCGGCTCTTGTCCGCGTTGGAGAATTCTTTGCCCACGGATTGTGGGACGCCTGCTTTCTTAGCAAACGCTGGGTTGTTAGCCACCGCAGCCATGAAATTGTGTTGCTTTTTACTCGTCGATGGCATTTGAAGCCTTCTTGCGTTTAGTCATTTCACGAACAGTGTCGGACTCCCAGATACGAAGACCGAGGTAAATGATCGTGAACAGAGAAGCCAAAGGCGGGAGCCACGTAGCCATAACGCCAACAGTTGTTAAGACTGCTGCGCCATCTGCAACTGCTTTAGCTGTGTCATGCTGAGTCATATCATCCGCCCCTTTGTCTTGCCTTTTGTAGCGCAGCCATCAGCCGCAGTTACATAGCCACCATCCTTACAGTTCCATGCCCTCAAAGACTTATTGATCCTTGAATCCGGATCGTTGGCTGTCTTCTCGCTTGTCAATTTCTTTTTCATGCCACTCATCCTTGCACAGAAGGAGTCGCGCCGTGAGCCGCCCTCGGGTTGAGGTGCTTTCAGTCCGGGTTTCCCGGGGTTGGCCGCGTTGTACGAGGCCCGTCCCTTGGCATTCAAGCCACCCTTTTCGGACTTGCCTTCTTTGCGTGTCCATGCTGGTGACTTAGCCATAAAACACCGTTGCTGTTACAGAACCGCCAACACCCACAAACATACCATTTTTGCAGTATATGCCTTCACCGGGAATTAACACCGGCAAACCAATAACGTTGTATGTGTCAAGCTCTAATAAGATACTACTATAAAACGTTATGGCTCCGCTAGTTGCAGTGCTTGCCGCAGTCGTCACCGTAAAGACGTCGGCGTTGGTCTTAGTGATTGCATAGACACCGTCCACTGCCGTACCGGTAGTAAAGTCCATAAAAACTCTATCACCTGTCTCTAACCCGTGCGCTGTAATAGTGACGGTAACTGTAGTGCTTGCCGCAAGTCTTGCGTACGTGCCTGTCTTAAAAACTGTGGGGTCAGCAACAGCCGAACTGCGCAAAGACGCCGTAGCGGGGGACACCGTAATAGATTTAAGCCGCACGGCACTGGAAGTCACCGTCTTAGACGTTGTTACATGGTAGGACTTAACGTCATATTGCATTGTCATGATGCAGTCCTATCCGTAAAATATGGTCGTTGTTACCGTGGCAGACGGGAGGAACGTATAAATTCCTACAGAGGCTAATACGCCTTCGCCGGGGATCAGAGTATAAAACGCTGTTCCCGTAGCGCAATCAACTTCAACCAATACATCTTGGTACATTGTCACATTACCGCTGGTGGTTAACACGGCTGTAGTCACAGTAAACGTGCTGGGAGTGGGGACAGTCACAACGGTATAAGTGTCCGGAACCGCTGTTCCAGTTGTAAAGTTAAGTACAACTCTATCGCCTACAGCCAATCCGTGCCCAGCATAGGTTACTGTACAAACAGTAGTCCCGGGGATGTTGTATGTTGCTGCTTCTGGAACGTTGTTGGCAAATGTAACGTTCAGCGTAGAAGTAGCCGAAGGGGAAATTACCATCCCTTTAAGACGCGTGCGATATGGAACAGCCACGCCTGATACTGTGTTGTGATACGACTTTACGTCATATTGCATCGTCATGTTGTTGCTCCGGTTCTTTTGCTTCCGCCATGCGAGCTTTTAACTCCGCATTTTCCTTTGCCATTGCTGCTACAAGTCCCATAGCGTGATCTCTTTGGCTTTCCAGAAGCCCAAGCATGGCTTGGACCTCTGGGTCTTTATGAGTCAACATTAAGCAGCGCGAGTAACCAATTTCCAAACTGGGCTGGTAATTACCGCTGTCTGGAGATACAAGTTTCCGGCGGTGCTGTCAATGTACATGGAGCCGGGGCCAGCAAAGTTGTCGCCCGTTGTACCGTCAACAGGAGCGCCCGTGTTAACCATAACCACAACATCATCTTCCATGCGGATGTTGGCTTTGGTGTAAGGAATGACGCCCGAAGGGCCACCACCATCAAGAACTGGGTCTTGCATCTTCAGGTCAATACCGTACTCAAAACCAGAACCAGCTGTGGTCTGAGCCATTGCAACGCCGAAGGCGCAACGAGCGGTAGTTACACCAGAGTCGCCGTCCATGAAAGCCATAACAGCAGCATCGCCAGACAGGGTATTGGTATTGATGATACCCAGCAAACCCGCCATTAGGCCATTGTTAGCGTACGTACCAATAACTGCAAACTCACCTACTGTACCAGCCATGTGGTTAAAAGTGGTGGAAGGAGCTACAGAGAAAGGAGCGCCACACTGGACACGTCCGAATACAGAGAAAGCCTCGCCGGGGGTTGCGTAATCACTTGAGCCAAAACCTGTAGTTGGCATTACACGAGCATAGAAGCCAGAAGTTGCCGTTCCCTCATTAACTGGAATTACAGTGCCAGTATTAATAGTTGTGGGAGTAAGCGGCTGTTGTGCGGCTGCGGTACCGCCCTGATAGCCAGCCCGGACTGGGCCCGAAAAAGAAGTACGTGCCATGATGGATCCTTACATACAAGTTAAGTGCGTCAATCAGTATGTTGTCTGCCGGGACAGTTTGACGCACCGGAAAGCCCGGATTGAAAGCAATATACACCAAAAGAAAAGGGGGCACAAGGCCCCCTTCAAATATTTCCTAAGAAATATTAAGCTCCGGGTGAACCGAAGACACCCAGTGGGTCAGACCAGCCGAACGAATAACGCTCGCGGGCCTTGTAACGAACGTTACCCGTATCGAAGTCTCCATCCATTGAGGTGGACAGAGCGGCACGTTCAAAATGCTTCAAACCGTTTGGAACGTCTGTGGTCAAGAACCAAGCGTTTGTGTCGGTCAAGAAGTGGTTAACGCAGTAGCCGCCAGAGATGGTGCCCATTTGCTTCAACGCGTTGATGTCGTTGTCAGCGGTACCAACACGCAACTCGGTGTCAAGCAAACGCTTAGCAACGAACATCAGTGATGGAGGAATCACCAACTTGACGGGCTTGGCTGCGATCAGCAAGCCGCGCTCATCTGTCCAAGCAGCGATCTGGATCGTTGCGTTTTCTAATGCGGTCTCGTTCAAGTCCGTATTAGTTGCAGGACGATTGCTGTTGACGCCACCAGACACCAGTGGGTGCGATGTGCTGAACAAAGGCACGCCATCACCACCGTAATACTGGCTGGAGTTGGTAAAACCATTGTTCAACGTGGAAGCAGCTTTAACCTGCTTGGTGAAGGCCATACCGCGAGCCAAAGCCTTGGTGTAACGTGCAGACAAGCTGTCATACAAGTTATCTTCCACAGCTTCTTCCGTGATGGAGAAGCCAAGGGCGATGGTTTCGTGTGTGTAGCGAGCAGTGAAAGCTTCCTGCGCGTTGTCATAAGCGATGGCAGAGCCCTCGTTCTTGACTGGTGCAGCACCAAAGCCAGACAGCTTGGTTTCTTCTTCGAAGCTACGCTCTGATTTCTCAGTTTCGTAGATCTCTTTGTGCTCTTCGCCGTAGCGTGCGTACTCTAAACCGAACAAAGCGTTCAGACCGGGGAGCAACTCTTTAAGTAGTTGTGCGCGTGAAATAGCCATGGTTTAGCTCCTTAGATGCCGGTGGCGTTAGAGAAGGCGTGTGCGCCGGGATTGAACTTAACCAGAACGTCTGGGAAAGCATCAGTCACAGGGGATGCAAAGCCGATGATTTTGAACGCGGCAGCGGCGGTCTGGGTGGTGGACTCCAACGCGCTGGTCGAGTTGCCAGTCTGGGTAGAACCAGTGCTGGTGCTCTGAACGGCTGCGAAGAAAGTGTTTGCACCGAGATCGGACTGGTCAGCAACGCCGTCCAGTTGTGCTTGGAAAGTTACGGCGTCATCAGTAACTACGTATGCAGTCACCACTCCGGTTGTGCCGGAAGGGTAGTACTGGCCGTAGATTTGCTGGCCTTGTGCGTTGATGTAAGAGCAACCGACGAACACGCCGATAGCACCAAGACCTGAACCACCAAGGTTGTTGGTAGTCAAGTCAGCGCCAGTAGCGGTTGACAGAGCAATATAACCGTCAGCGCCGATGATAACGACTTGTCCGTAGAACAAGTTAGTACCTTCGCCAGCGGGGTCGATTAAGAACTGACTCGTAGCGCCAGCATAAGCCATGCCGTCGATACGGTTTACGGGTCTTAGACCGTAGGGGGAAGCAGTAGATGCCATTTAAGGACTCCTAAGTTTATTTAGAACCAGAACCAAAACCACCACCACGACTAGTCGTTGACTTGCGGTCAGCGAAAAGCGGCATGCGGGGGTCATTGTTTCGCATGAAGCTGTTATCAACAGAATCCATCTGGGCCTGCGCTTGTTTAGCGTAATACTCGTCACGGGCTTGGGCGCGTTCGGTTGGCATCTTGCAGAGCATGAGGCCGCCTAGTTCGACGTTGCCAGTTTTAGCATTACCTTCCAGCATCAGTTCCGGATGGTCGACTGCTTTGACCGGTTCCCAACCTTCACGCATCTTGGTAGACACATTTGTGTTTTGTGCTTCGCCTAGTACGTGAGTCGCAATCCAGCGATACGCTATACCGGGTTCAGGGGTTGGATCAGGCAGTGCACTCGCAGGTGTATACACATAACGAGTCGTTTTATCGCGTGCCTCAAGTGCACGAGGGTTCCGGTTATTTGTTTCAGCCATTCGATTTCTCCAGTTTTGCTACTTCAGCAGCATATTGCTGCGGGGTCAGTCCATACTTTTTTGCCAACGCGGCTTGCGTAGGTGTAAGTTGAATTTTTCTTGCTCCAGTCGAACGAGTCGCTGGCGCAACAACCGAGGTAGGCCGTCGGGAGCCATCGCCGGATTTCGGCCTGTCTTCAGTCCCACCGAAAACTTCAGGGAACGTGGACTTCATGCGAGCATCAATGCGCTCGAAGTATTCGTCAGAGCGGGGATCAACCCCGGAGTTGACTAGTTTTTGGTGCAGCCCTAGTGCAAAGCTGGTGACTTCCTCGTACCCCGATGAACCGAACCACTGGTTTTTTGCCTGCCAGCGAGCAGTTTTTTCGTCCAGTTCTTGCCGGGGTGCTTGGCTTTGTTGTGTTTGTACATCAGTTTCATCAACTTGTAAAGGGGTTGGCTTGAAATTTTTTGCTGCCTGTACCTTCATCTTGGCATCCATCAACGCATCTTGCGCTTCAATGACGCCATCGGTGTCGTATGCTTCAGTCGCTTCTTTGAGTTTGCGCTTAGCTTTCTCGACCTCAGTCTCGGCCAGTGACAACTGAGACGCAGCGTACTGCTCGGTGCCCGTATTGACGTACTGTTTAAGACGGTTGTTCTCCGAAACCATGTGCTGGGCGAGGCGCTCTAGCTCTTGCTTCTCACGAAACAAAGCCTCTTTAGCGCGGCGCTCGTCGTGACGTGCGTGAGTTAACTCCTTGATGCGTTTCTTAACGCCGTCAGAATATGACTCAATTTCTTCGTCAGTGGGGTCTACTACTTCACGATCCAGAGGTTTGCGGCCACGGTCTTTTTCGGGGGTGTCGTCGACAATTTCAACTTCGACTTCGTTGTCAGTAGAGACTTCTAGCTCGACGTTTTTATCGTCGTCCAGTTCGTCCGGGAACTTGTATTCACTCATTTCTGCTCCTTATGCGCGGGTATAGCCGCGTGGGTCTTGCACAACACATTCAATTTGGTCGTCGTTCAGTACCCTGAACTCCTTGCCAAACACCTTGAAACGCGTACCTGTGTAGGTGCGCACGAGCACAAAGTCACCCTCTTTACACCAAGGGCCCGAAGGGAACTTGACAGGGTCTTTGTACGCGTCTGGTCCAACCCGCATAACGAACAACACGGTTGTCGCGTGTTCTTCAGCTCGCAGAGTTACTGCGTCTCGAACAAGGTCGAGGCTTGTGCCAGCAATCTTTTCATCGACGTTGGGCACAACGCACAGCAGCTTATATCCCGTGGGTACGGGAAGCGCTGATGCTTTGGTTTCGTTATCCGCTTCGTCCTCAGGGGCTTCAAGCGGCTGTATGTGTTTGGGCAGTGTGATGCCCGGAGGCAGAATGATTTCACTCATCTGATTTCTCTACTTTCTGTGCAAGGTCGATTAAGTAACGCTCTGCTAGGGCTAGACCCTGAATAATCCCGCAGAGTTTGTGATATTCCTCGAATGTTCGACATCCACCACCCGCCAAGTCATCGGCGTAGTTGTTCATGTCAGTGCGTAATTTTTCGCGCAATACGCTTGCGAATTCTTGGATCATTTGTTAGGTTCCGTTTTGGTTTCGGGTAGCAGCCTGTTGTCTGCTTCTTGCGATGTCAATGCCCATACGGGCACCGTCACGTTCTTGGTCCGCCTCGAGCTTGTCGGCCTTGTAGGCAGCGTCAACCTGTAGTTGCTTTTCCTTAAGCTCTAGCTCATCAGCTTTGGCAGCGGCATCGACTTGGAGCTTTTGCTGTTTGAGCGCCAGCTCGCCTTGTTTAATCTGCAATTCTTGCTGTTGCATTTGTACAACAGGGTCTTGCTGTTTTTGCTGCGCTTGTTGTTGAGCGGCTTGCGTTTGGCTTTGCTGCAGTACTTGTTGCGCGGCTTGCGCCATCATGCCGGACAAAGCCAACTCAATCTGTGGCGGCAACTGCTCGTCTTCGGGCGGCAAAGGCATACCTAACTGCTGCTCAATCTTTTGGCGATAACCAAAGCCAACGTGCTCGGCAATGTGTGCCTGCATCGCCGCCATGATCTGCGGAGCGCGAGGGTTTTGGCCAATCAACTGCGCAATGATTGGGTCCTGCATGGCAGACATGTGCACTTGGATGTGTGCCTGATGGTCTTGATACTGGAACGCCTTGACTGGTTTGCCTTTCAGCACGTTCATGTTCTCAGACACAGGGTTGGTCGGCTTTTGGTCTTCCTCTAGCGGCACGAGCTTGTCGGCATTCTTAATACCCAACACCTCAAGCATGCCTCGGTGCAGTTTGGGCAAGTCGTAGATGTCAGGCGCAGACTGCGCCAACTGGATCACCGCTTGGTACTGCACCACACGCTGGGAGAGGGTTGCTGCGTTCGGGTCGCTTACGGGCAAGATGTCCACGTGACGGTAGTCGCTCTTCTTAGCGCGTGGTCCTTGCTCGCCGTCCGGCTCGTATGTGTACTTGTCGTCGGTGTAGTCGCGGATGATGACAGCCAAAAGCTGAAGCTCTTGCTTCAATGCAAAGTGCACACGGGCCTGAACAGCCGTCATGACTTTAAGCTGCCGCTCGAGCAAAGCAAGTGTAGAGCCCACAGGTGCGTTGGCACCCATGTCGCTGACTTTCATGTCTGCCGTGGCAGCAAATCTGCGGCCTTCTTCAACAACTGTGTTGAGCAACTGGTACAGCGTCTGTGATGGGTCTTTGTACGGCAGCGGCAAGATGTTGTCGCGGATCGTGCCCGAGCCAACGTCTACATCACGGAACTCACCCGGAGCGATCGGCGTGTCGTCGCCTTTAATCCGTAGACCACGGGACTTCAAACCACCGGGCAAGTTAGACAGCGTACCTGCATCAATCAGCTGACGCATGAGGGACGTTGCGGAATTGGCAAACCCACCGATCAAGTGAAACAGACCGAAGCCATACGCGCCAAAGCCGGGGATGTACTGGTAATGCACGAAGTGCTGGCGCTTCAAATGGAGGTTGTCGTCCTCGTTCCAGTTGCGGCGAATGGCCAGCACTGTATTTGATCCTCTGATGTACGTAACTACGTACGGCAGCGCAACTCCGACAGGCTCGTCGTCTTCATCTTTCTCGCACAGGGGGTCGTCCTTTATGACCAAGTCCACGTGGCTCTCGCACAACGTGAAGCGCTCGTCGTTCAGATCAGCAAAACCTGTCTCTTTATCCTTGGCCTTGTTGATGTCGTCAATCGCCTTGTCAGGAGAGCCGATGTCCACATCGCAGTAGAACCCAGCCTGCTGGAGCTTGATAATCTCGTTCTCGGTCTTGCGCATGACGTGCGTGACGCGGTAGCAAGTCTGAATATCTGAAGTGCCGTAGGGCAGCAAGATGTCTTCGGCAGGGATAAACACCGATGTCTGACGCCCAAAGTTGGGGTCGAAATACACCTTCTTGAATGCTGAACCCGTAGCGGGCAAGCTCCACAACATGCGCTCGTGCTCTGGGCGGAACTCCTGCATAACTTCCGTGAGCTGGAAATTCATGTCGTCTTGAACACGCATGGCAGCGTCTTTTTTCTCAGGCGTTTCTTTACCAATGATCTTGGTCCGCACTGGCCCCATAGCAGGGAACGTCTCGGTAATGGTCTCTGACTGGAACCTGACAACCGCTTCGGTAATCATTGGGTGGAATACACCGGACGCTCCGTCCCACGGTTCTGTGCGCTCTTCAATCTGCAGGCCCAAGAGTTTCAAGCCCGTGACGTAGGCTTTCTCCCACTCTTTGCGTGAGTTGCGGTCGTTCTCAATGTCTGCGACCAACTCCGTAATCATGCTTGTCATCTGGTTCTCTGGAATGAACTCAGCCAAGTTGGCATCAAAGTCGTCGATGCTAGGCTCACCCTTCTCAATGCTTATCTCCAAATCACCGATGTCAATGTTGACCGCCTCCGGGTCAATGATCTCAATCTCAATTGGCTCTTCCATCGCGCCTGCAGCGTCGATGCCCATGGGTTGTTGGAAGAGTGCTTTATCAATGTTCGTTGCCATTTGTGTTCCTAGTAGTAAGCCGCCCTGCGGCGCATGAATGTGCGGTCTTCCTGCTCGTCTGAGTCAAGGGGTATAAACCCGCCTCGGCGAAAGCGTAACAGTGCTTGAGATGTGGTGTCAACGTAGTCGTCGTTTTCTCCGTTGGGAAAAGACGCAACCTCCTCGATCACCTCACGAGCCCAGCGTGTGTCCGGTGCCCAGACCACGCCCGAGGCAAAAAGGTCCGACACAGCGTTAAGCCGTACTATTTTATCGTTACCTCTGCTGGGGCTAAACTCTTCAACCGGTATGCCTACGGCTCGCAGCTCTTGGATCAGCGGCGCACCAGCGGCCTTCTTCTCCACAATGAACGCATCGGGCTCCCACTCTTTGTAGTGCTTAAGCGCAATCGCCTTTAACTCTGGGAACGCCATCCGGTCCTTGAACGCATCGAGCAATATCACCTGCGCCTGATCGCGCTCTTCCTCGTTGTAGAACACGCCCCACGTTGTGCACGCAGAATAGTCGGCTGTGTTGGTTGTCTCAAACGCCGTGTCCCAACTCTGAATGACGTAGTCACACCGTGGCGGCTCGTCGCCTGTCCACACCCGCCAAGACTTGCGAGAGATGATCGCTGCGCTGTTACTGGTGGGCTGCTGCATGTACTGCGCGTTCCAATACTGCGGGTCAATACTGGCTTTAGTTGCCTTGAGGGTGGCCAGCGGCCACTGCTCTGGCCACAGAGACTTCTCGTTATCGTCGCCCTCGTTCAAAATAGCGGGCAGCTCAACGATCTCCCACGGCTCGGCCTCAGGATTCTTGGCTTGGTAGTCAATCAAACGCCCAGTTAAGTCCAACTTGCCCCAGCGTGTCATCACAATGATGATCGCACCGCCCGGCATCAGACGCTGGAGCGGTCCCGTTTGAAACCACGACCACGCGGTATCAAAAGCAAGTCTAGAGTTAGACTTTACGTCCTGCTCCGAGTGAGGATCGTCAATAACGAACAAATCAGCACCACGACCAGCAAGAGCGCCCCCGACACCAGCAGCATAATACTGACCGCCAGCGCTTGTAGACCACTTACCAGCTGCCTTTTGGTCATCTGCAACCAGAGTTTGAGGGAAAACATCACGGTACTCCTCAGAGTCAATCAAATTACGCACCCGACGACCGAAGTCCTCCGACAGACCCGCCGTGTGTGTGCCCATGATGATCTTCTTATTAGGGTATTTACCTAGAAAATAAGCAGGGAACAGGTATGAGCTGAACTCAGACTTACCCATACGCGGCGCAATGTTGATAATCACGCGTTTTTTCTTGCCCTCGACCACATCTGTGAAGATTTTTGTCAGTTTCCTGTGGTGCGGACCAATCTTGAACCCCGGGTAAACACTCTCCGCAAACCCTAGCATATTGGTTTTGGCCGCTTGCAGCTTGGCGCGGCGCTCACGAACATCTAAATCATCAAGCAATTCAAGCTTGTCGTGCAGTGCCATGTGCGGGAGCACTTTTTTGATTGCTTCGAGCTCCATCCTGCTGATGGATGTGAACTGTTCAATGTTCATCTGGCCCATCATTCTTCTCTTCTGGGCTATCGTCTGGGCGCTCGGAAACGTCCACCACGTCTATCACTCCCATGAACTTGGCCAACTTATCTTTGATGCGCTGCTCAACTTCAGCATCCGTCATCTCGACTTTTTTAATCTCAATTTGCTCAGTGAACAGGCCCACTTCCGTGACCTTGCCTAGCGCGATCAAGGCTTTCAAGCGAATGTTGGCGTTGGGGGACTTTGTTTCTTCCAGTATCTTTGCAACCGTATAGCCGCGCAACTGCTGCGCTATCTCAATAAACTCCCAGTCGTAGGCTGCCAACATTCCTGTCAGATGCCTTACAGCTGCTGGAGACTTTAGTTCAGCAAGACTGGCTTTTTGTTCAGTGGTGTCGGCGTTGGTGGTCAGGGTGTTAAATGCTTTTCGCGCAGACTGCGTCTGGTGTTGGTCCGCTACAACAGAGTCGTCATCAACGCCTAACTCTGCCAACCATTGCTCCGTAGCAACTTGCGCAGACAGCAAAGCTTCTGGCTTCGCGTCGTCCAGTTTTACCAAACCATCCCGAGAAGTGACTTCGGGTTCAAAATGCACCAAGTGATCTAACATGCGTAGGAGTCCTTTTCGGTTGCTTCCTCGTTGGCGAGAGTGTACACTCCTTTTCGGTGATGACGCAAGTCATTGCTTCTCCTTGATGGTTTCCAGTTGCCATCTTTGCCCCGGACTAAACACCCGGGGCTTTTTTTCGCCACGAGGTTTTTCCAAATTTTTATAAAATTTTTTGAGAGGCCTGTAATTTTTGCATGGGGGGTGGGTGCTGTATATTTGTACAGTATAGGTTCTTCGGATTTTTTTAAATTAACTTTGCGGCTGCGAAACAGTGTTCACGCCATGACGCATGTCGTGCCCCAAAAAGGCTTGGTGGGGGTATGGTGGGGTTCGAGTGTGGAGAACTCTCCACTCTGTCAAGGGGATACGGCAACGACTTGTGGTATACTAGATGTATCGATTGGGGGAACTCAGTCGGTTCGGTTTGCCTCGCCCGTCTGCGAGGTTTTTTCTTTTGGAGATTCAATCATGAACATTCAGTTCGATCGTTACATCGTTGCCGTTGGTAAGGCATTGGAAGCAAACGCCAAAGTTGGTGTCGCACTCAAAGCCTTCAAGCCTATCTACGATAAAGCTACGCCAGAGAAACAGTTCGAGTATCGCTTGGCTGTTGGCACACTCATTGGTAAGCACTACGAGTGCGAGACTCGCGAGTCTGTCTATCGTAATGAAAAGACTGTCGCATGGGATGGCGACAACAAAGAGTTGGCAAGGGCAGCAATGAAGTATTACTTCCCCCTCAAGCCACGCAAAGCTACTGACAACAAGACAGACCCAGTAGCCGAATTGCTCAAGAAGTTCAACGCACTCAGCGCAGGCGAGAAGCGTAGATTCCTCAAAGCAATCTAAGTGTGGAGAATTCTCCACAGTTTTTTCGGAGAGCACAACGGGCGAGGTCTGCCCGTTGTTTTATTTAATGTCAAACGGAGTATTTATCATGCAATTCAAAGTCTATATGCCACTCATCTCAGCATGGGTGACCATCTCACAAGCTGACGGCAAAGGCTGGGTCAGCTACTACAAAGCGCAGGGCTACGAAGTCCTGCAAGTCACTCAATCCAACTCACGCTACTACGACTGAAAGGAATAACATCATGAGCAAGAACAGTAAAAACAAACACTACGCCCTCTCTCAAATGAAAGAGCTACGAGCAGAGTTCGTAGCCATGCGTGACCAATGGGAGAAAGACCCACGAGCAGTCATCGCACATAAAGCCAAGCTTCGAGAGCAGTACAACTACGAAGCACGACAAGAGTGGGACACCATCAAGCGTGAGTCCAAACAACTGCGTAGCGCACGACAAGCAGGCAAGCAATCACGACTGTTCTAAGTGTGGAGAATTCTCCACATTCATCTCTCCACAACGTATTGTGGAGAAGTAGGGTAAAAGTGTTGTATTTTCGCACATACCCACCACTTTGCACAACTGGACACACACGAGGGTATCGCGCAACCCGCATGGATGCTAGCGATTGCGATGACCACGTCCACAATACCTATATATATAAATACAATTTTCATTTAGATATATATATTTGTGTATTGCTGGGTGTGTCTTGTTGTTCATCTTTTCAAGTTTGTTTAAGTGTTCTTGAAAAATGGTAGGTATTTTGGTCAGACATGGTATAACACCAGTGTTTATGCGGCTCTCCGCTGACCCACATATAGTGGGTAAGCTCGCGGAATGGTGGGCCAGTTACAAAACCAAGTGGGCCAGTTAGCCCCAAACTGTAAGGCATTAGTATGCAAATCAAAACTTGCGCTAAATGTGGGGAGTCGCGCCCCCTCAAAGAGTTCTCGTACCTCGCCACGTATGCACAGTCAAAAGCGTGGGGTCGAGCAGGCAATGTACGCATGACGCTCGAGTCCAAGAACTGCAAGGCTTGTCGTCCCAAGCGCAAATCAGTCAGTCAACTGACCAAGAAAGAGATACTCAACAAGGTGCGATCGGGTGAGATGAGCATATTCACCGCCAAGATTCTTCGTTCCAAACAGAAACAAGCAGAGCACAACAAGCAAGCTATCGCATCCCGCAAGCGGTGGCTCAAGGCATGGAAAGCTGAACTCAAAGAGATACTTGAGCCCATCGCCAAGGAAATCATCAGCGCACGTAGCGCATGGCTATACGCCAGAGACAAGGGCTACGTCGACAAGGCAGAGTTCTACTTCGAGTACCACGGGATGCTCAAGCACGAGAAAACCCACGCTGAGATGAGCCACATGCTCAAGCCAAGCCGACCACTATCCGCAAGGTGGGCGTACTACATAAGCCCGTTTGTATTCACCAGAGTACGCGAGATGTGGGCGGCACTGCCCCCGATACACAAGCAAAGCAGGACACCCATGCTCATCAGATACCGCCCCGATGGGGACAACTGAATGTGGAGAATTCTCCACAATGCCGCCAGTCATTACTGGCAAACAACTTAGGGAGAAGTAAATGAACGTAATCAAAACAACCGAAGGTTACATGGTCGAGCAAGAAGATGGCGACTACCTATGCGATGAGCATGGGGACAACACATGGGACACACGCTTGGAGGCAGAGGCAGTCGCTACCGAGGTGCTAGGCGATAGTGGGAAACATCTCACGCTACTGGATGCACAGATGAGTGCGTTCTCAGACAGCATCGCGCTGACCGACCATCAGATGCACACCGCCTTGCTCTTAGAGGTACCTAACTGGACAAAGTCCTATAAGTTCAGGGACTGGCGCTACTACGACGATAGAGATGAGATAGGTGATCTAGCCCCTCGTTTCTTTGAGCAGTCTGTGGAATTAGAGGTAGAGAAAGCACGCGCACGATGGGCTCGCAATGCCTTGCTATACAAGTGGCAGACACCCGAAGGGTTCTTCTATGCGTGCGGCAAGAAAGATGATGGGACATATAGAAACGTCGGGTTCAGATATGGGCTACATGTAAGCGAGTACGCATCAGGGTTCGATGGCATGAATTACACACCAAGGGAGATCAAATGAAACTAAATAAATGGTCAGTAGTAAAGACAGCAGACGCCAGAGGGCTTGCCCTTAAGCCAATGCAGAAAGGCATAGATCACTACGAGGTGTGCGTGCGAGAGTTGTGGGGGTGCTTGCATATATGCATACACATAGATGGGGTCGATGACCCGATAGCACGCTTGGAGTTACCTATTGTCACCGAGCAACCACGAGTAAAGAAAACTAAGAGGAGAAGCAAATGAAACGATGGAGAGGCACACTGGTTGTGTCATACACACAAGAGATCGAGATCAACGCCGACACGAAAGCTGAGGCAGAGGACTTGATGAGGGACGCCTTTGACCCGACGCGTTGCTACAACACCGCTGAATGTCAGGCATACGATGTAGAAGAAATGGAGGTAACTAAATGAAATTCTATGTACTGGGTGTGCAACCTAGCACCGAGAAGGCGCTATCACTATCGAGCAAGGTGTTCGATAACCTACAAGAAGCTCTGCATTACAGAGACACAGTAAGCCCTGCATGGCGACCATTCGTGGCTGTGCAGATCACAGAGGAAGTTCAACAGGGAGAAACAAAATGAATCCGATTAAACGAGCAATGCTTGAGTACTGGGGTGAGCGATGCGAGGACTACGAAGAGGGGTGCGTAGTGTGTGACGCATGGTGTGAGTACGACAACCTAGTGATGGACAACAAGATAGCCAACGAGATAGCGCAGAAGTCTTTCACAGATATACCGAAAGACACGCAGTTTGTACCGCCGATCTCGCTGACCAAGGTACAAAAACCAACGCTATCGGAGTGGATGGCGTGGCTTAAACAGGGAGAGAAGTAATGCATACGCTATGGCAGAAATTCGAACGTGTGGTGGTCTTACTGGCCATCATTATCTTAATCCTTGACCTGTTCTATTGGAGAGGGGGCTAACAAAAAGATCGGTCATCCTTGCTTTGTGGAGAATTCTCCACACTTCGTTTATCAATTTAATTTTTTTGGAGATTTATCATGGAACAAACTAATCAAACAGAGACAACAACTCAAGCAGTCGCACCCATTCGGTCTACATCTGCGCTGATGACCACGCTCATGGCGCTCGTTGAGAACTACATCAAAGACATTGTGCAAGCACAGGTCATAGAGATCATGACCAACCACCAAGCCATGCGAGTTATTGACGATGGCTTTGAGAAGAAGATACGCGACATAGCCCAAGAGGTTGTCGATGACGCAATCAGTACGCACAACGATGACGAGTATCACATCAGCGAGGACGCGATCACAGACATCGCAACAAGCGCGTTGGAAGATCATGACTTCGATGACAAGATCAATGAGGCAGTCAATGATGCGATCAACGAGTTCGACTTCGAAGACATCGTGCGTACCGCGATCAAGGACAACATCACGTTCTCTGTATCAGTAGACTAATGGAGGCAACATGGAAACAACAACGCAATCCCTTGCGTTTCAGCAACTCTCTAACTATGCCAAGCAACACGCGATTACTGAGTACGGGCAACCGCCCGATGATTGGCATGAAGAGATCTACGCACGAGCTAAAGAGGATGGCCCCGCAAGGGGCTTTAGCATCGAGGAGATTCAGTTCAGTGGCTTTCACTCACAAGGTGATGGCGCATCATGGACTGGTCACATCGATCTCGCTGACTTCATCGAGTACCACAGCAAACCAGAGGACGCTGACTACGCACAGTACGTTGTGCTACGTGAGCTAATCAAAGATGGTTGGTGTGAAGAGAAGGTAGAAATCAGCAGGAACGGCTTCTACTACAACCACAGTGGCACGATGAAGACACAAGGTATCAACGACAGCATCAGTTATGCAGATGACGACTCAGTCATGGACAGAGGTATCTTGGAGGGCGCTAACGTGAAAGAGCTAGCCAAGTCCATCGGCACCGATGAGTTGTTCAACGAGCTAGACAACTGGTCGCTACACAAGGCGCAGAAGTATGCCGATGAGATATTCAAACAACTACGAGAAGAGTACGACGCATACACAAGCGAAGAGTACTTCATAGACCTGTGCGACATCAACGGATGGCGCTTCGATCAACGTGGCATTTTAATAGAGGGAGATCATCATGGGGTATAGATCAGACGTAGCGTATGTCATTAAGTTCAATGACATCGAGACACGCGACAACTTCGTAACGCTGATGCTTGCGAAGAACGAACCGCAGATTACACAAGCAATCAACGAGTGTGAGTATGGGTACAAAGACGACCCGATCATCACGTTCAAAGAAACAGACTTGAAGTGGTACGACAGCTTCGAAGATGTGAAAGCTCACCACAATCTAATGAAGTACGCAGTAGAAATTTATAAACACAAGGGAGGGAGGTATAGATTCATCGCAGTAGGCGAGGACGGACAAGAGCAGTTCGACGAAGACGATAACGAGAATGATTTGTATGACTACATCACAACAGTTCATGCAATAGAGACAAGTTTCCCACGCATCCCCACAGGGGAATCAACATCAACTTTAGATCAGGAGTAATTATCATGGCATACGTATGTAAAAACTATGACGAAGCAGTAGGCACATTCGCCTTCCGCAAAGCAGTACGCAGTAGTGCGTGGCAACCCAACGAGCGACCACTTGACCCCAAGCCCCGCTCAGAACACCGACTCATCGAGGGCAGTAATGAGTATGGCAAGTACTTCGACGTCAAGCTGTATCAGACTGTGATGGCGCGGTTCTACGAGCCCAAGGTAGAGGATGGCAAGCGTGTCGAGCGTAGGTTGTACATGGGTCATGCATCGCAGACTAGTCAGCAGTTCATGCGTCACACACTACGCGTTGACCTTGGTGTGAACGTAGACTGGCGTGACCACACGACACACGCAGATGAGCTAGTCATCATGCCGATTTACACCAAGCACTTCATGCATGACGAGGGAGTGCCGTTCAGCTTAGATTCTTATTGGGTTGACGGCGTGCTAGACCCCACACGCTCACGCCACACACCACACTACCGACTAGTCGCGGACAAAGATGTGCGTGCATTCAAGCAACGTGTTGCCGCACACTTCGAGCCCTACATCATGCTTGCACAGATGCGTATGCCAGAGTTCAAAGCGGAGTGCAAGCTTGACTATCGCTACGGCCAAGCGTTCGGTGGTGAGGGATACAACCGCGAGTACTACATGGCGATACAAGAGATGTGGAATGACCCCGAGCCACAACAGCGGTTCATTGACACATTCTTTGATATGTGTCAAGGCGCGTACAACATCATTGCATCCAAGCGTGGTGCTAATCAAGATGACTTTCAAATGGCAGGCTCTTGGTACAACCGCAACACGAGCACCGACAACACAGTTGACGACTTGAAGAAGCCCATCGAGATGGTCGAGTTCAGGCGTGCCATCCTTGACAGGATACAGAAATACGTTGGCAGTAACTCACTTAAGAAACCAGAGGAGGTGAAACAATTCCCTAAGAATTCTGAATACCCACGTTCTAATATTCACACCTGAGTTACCTCAGGGTTTCCGATAGGTTGTCAAGTCTTTGACAACCTATGCTATAATTTCTTTAAACAAAACAGGAGAAGCACTATGAGCTATGAGAAGATGACTCTCAATCAGAGAGTCCAAGCCGCAAACATTGACTGTATGCGTCACCCTAAGTTCGCCTTGCTATCAGGCGTCATCATGCTAGGTAAGAGCGAGGTGTCTACCAAGATACCTACTGCCGCTACCAATGGTCGTGACAAGAAGTATGGCGCTGACTTCATTGCCCCACTCAACCGCAAGCAGATGCGCTACTTAGTTCTGCACGAGAACTTTCACGTTGCGCTCAAGCATTGCATCTTGTTCAAAGAGTACACACGCAAGATGCCCAAGCTTACCAACATAGCACACGACTATGTGGTCAATGCACTGATCGAGGAACTTGACCCTGACTTCAAGTTTGTCGAGCGTCCTACTGAGTCGTTGTGCATTGATCGCAAGTACTTCGGTTGGTCGTTCCCGCAGGTACTCAACGATCTCATCAAGAGTGGGCGTAAGGAACCCAAAGAGGGTGAGGGTGATGGCAACGGCGGTGACTTCGATGAGCCCCTCGATGCGCATGAGGATGGTGAGTTCGATGACAACCCAGTCGAGCAAGACAAACTTGGCAAGCAGATCGACGATGCCAATCGTCAAGGCGAGATACTTGCGCGTAAGCTTGCGGGTAAAGAGGGTGGTGGTCGTGACATCTTAGGCACTGCCAAGGAACGCACGACTGACTGGAAGCAAGCATTGCAGGAATGGATTAGCTCTATCTCTGCGGGCGATGACAACTCACGCTTCTGTCCTCCCAACAAGCGCTTGCTCGCTTCGGGCTTCGTTATGCCATCGCACTTCACTGAGTCTGTCGGTGAGTTGATACTTGCTGTCGACACATCGGGCTCTATGTATCCGTACTATCGTCTGCTGTTCGGTGAGATCGCACGTATCTGCAACATCACCAAGCCTGCGGGTGTGCGTGTGCTCTGGTGGGACACCAGTGTATGTGGTGACCAATCATTCAAGCCTGCTGACTACGAACAGATCGCTTCGCTCATGAACCCCAAGGGCGGTGGCGGTACTACTCCCGATGTTGTTGTCGACTACATCAGGGAACACAAGATCGACGCTCGGGCAATCGTCTGGTTGACAGATGGTTACCTTGGTTGCGATACCCCGAATACCCCAATGCCATCTCTGTGGGGTGTGGTAGAGAACGAGTCATTCGTTCCTACTTATGGCAAAGTCTTGCACATTTCTGTTTAACTTAATCTTTGGAGATCTTTATCATGAATCAATTCTTATCTGCATCACAAGTTGTTTCCCTCATTGCCGCTATCGGCGACAAGCGCACAGTAATCGTGGAGGGCGAGAACGGCATCGGCAAGACTGCCCTGTTCCATGCACTACGCAAGCTACCCAAGTTTGCTGACCACATCGCTGTGCAACCTATTGACTGCACTCAGTTGTCTGACGGCTCTGTGTGGATGCCTGACCTCGATCGTGAGAATGGCGTGTCTCGTGAGTTACCCAACGAACGCTTCGGTGTCAGCGCGTTCAACCAACTCGGTGTCAACAACTCCAAGCCTATCCTCGTAGGTCTTGATGAGATCGCCAAGGCACCGCAGTTCATCAAGAACGTGTTGGCTCCGATCATCTATGAGCGCAGGGTCGGTAACTTGAGCATGCCCGAGGGCAGTGTGGTCGTGTGCTTTACCAATCTATCCATCGAGGGTCTTGGTGATTCCATTCAAGCACACTTGCGTAATCGTTTGGTGTTCGTCAAGATGCGTAAGCCTAGCGCTGATGAGTGGGTCAAGTGGGCTACTGACAATGGCGTCAACCCAATGATTATTGCTTTCGTCAGCAACGAACCACGCGTTATGCAGTCGTTCCTTGACTACGAGAAGGGCGGTATGTTCGAGGGCAAGGACTTGTCCAAGGACAACGGCTTCATCTTCAACCCCAAGTCTATGCAACTTGCATACGCTACACCTCGCTCGTTGGTTGCCGCTAGTGACATCCTCGATGCGGGTCTTGGTGTTCTCGATGACGACACACTTGAGGCGGCTCTCGTTGGTACTGTCGGTGCTACTACTGCACAGGCATTGTCATCGTTCATTCGCTTCGGTCGTGAGATCTGCGAGTACTCGCGTGTCATCAAGTCACCTGATACAGCACCGCTGTCCGACAACCCTACGGCGCAGTTGATTCAGGTATTCCAGTTCGTTACTCGCGTAGCGGACAGGACAGAAGCAGAAGCCATCGTCAAGTACGTGTGGCGTATGCGTGCAGAGATGCAGTCTATCTTCTGCAACACAGTGGCAACAAGTCAGCGTGTGGCTATGTTCGCTACGATCAATGAGTTCGGTCGTATGTTAGCCGAGCACAAAATCTTTTTCTCAACCAAGTAATCACAAGGAGTTCTTATCATGACAACTACACCTCGCCTCAACATCGACACATGCGCTATGCTTGTGGAGTTCAACGCTTCTGTGTGGACAGCACGTAAGCTAGACAAGACTACCACCAACGAAGTGGTAGCAAGCAAGAACGCGGGGGCTAAAGATGCCGCCCGTGTCAACAAGCACCTGCTCGCAGGTCGCACCGAGTTGGATATCATTCAACAAGCGGTCGGTCGCGCACGTCAATTCGTGTACGACAACACAGCACCTTGGTCTGACTCAGGTCTGCGCCTCTTACCTACTGTCAACTTCATGAAGTTCACTGAGCGCATGAATGACTTCGAGGAAGAGATGGAGGCACTGGTCAAGGCTTTCGTTGTTATCTACCCTACGCTTATCACGGCGCAGGCATTGGCTCTCGGTGATATGTTCAAGAGAGATGACTACCCCACCGCTAACGAGATGATGACTAAGTTCTCATTCCGCGTTAACTACATGCCAGTCCCATCATCGGGGGACTTCCGCGTAGACGTGGGCAACCAAGCACAGGCAGAACTCAAGGCTCGCCTTGAATCTCTGACACAGGAACGCATCGACTCTGCTATGGCAGATGTGCGTGAGAGACTTAGCACCCACCTCAAACGTATGTCAGACAGATTGACTACTGACTATGTAGGCGGTGAGGCTAAGCAAAGGCGCTTTCACGACACGCTTGTCGATGGTGCGCTAGAGTTGTGTGACCTCACCAAGGCGTTGAACGTAACCAATGACGTTGCCCTTGAGACTGCACGTAGTCAGTTAGAGCAGTTACTTGTGGGCGTTACGCCTACGGATCTGCGAAAGAACGAGGCTATCCGCCAAGACGTCAAGAGAAACGTAGACGCCATCCTCGACAAGTTCAACTTCTGAAAGGTAATCATGGACACCACATACCTCACCAAAGTACGGCGCATATTTGCTACATACGATGCACCACCCGAAACAATTCGTAGCTACCAACGCCAGTGGGTTCGCTCTGTGCGATCTCTTGGCAACAAGTGGTTGGTTGCTCGCCCAGTCCCCCGCTTGGACGTATAAACAGAAAGGAAACGGTCATGCCTGATATTCAAACCGCACTTAAAAACGCAATCGATGCGTGGGAACCCACCCCCACAGGACAACAACTCAAGGAGAAACTTATGACAAAAACACCATTTACAATTCAGAACAACGTAACCCGTGTGACCTTTGACTATATAAAGTTACACCCGGGTACTACCGCCTCCGCCGCGAGTCGTGATCTCATCAAGCATGGCTTCAAAGAGTCATCAGTCACGGCTCTCATGGCGCAATTCGTTCGTGCGGGTCTTGCTGTGCGAGATAACAACCATGGCTATCGCGTTACTGTGGATGAGTACGTACCCATGAAGGCGTCACAGAAGTATACGAAGAAGGCTGTTGTTAAGGCGAAGCCTGCGCCTAAAGCGCGTGAGCCACAGAGTGAGGGCATTGCCGCCTTGCAACCCGAAGGCGTGAGCAAGCGAGTGGTGAATACTATTGTGTTTGGTAAGACTCCAGAAGAAGTTATCAAACACATGACTGTCTTACAGGCACGCGAGTTGTATGATTACTTGAAGAAAATCTTTGGGGGTTAAGATATATGAAACCAATAGCATGGTATGACCCGTCCAATGGCGCGGTCAGCGCAGACAAAGACAGCCCTTTGTTTACACCGCTTGGTCAGGTGTTGCCTTTGTATCCACAGCAGGAATGGGTAGGGCTGACCAAAGAGGAGCGTCACGAAATCAGCTTGGCTAATAAACCATACGTTGCAGACATTATGGCGGCACATGAAGCCAAACTCAAGGAGAAGAACACATGACACAAGAAGAAATCATTAAACTGATTGAAGACAACGGGCTGACTCTGCATGGTGACATTGAGCACTTTGCCGCCCTTGTTGCTGACCATGTATACGCGAAGTATTTAGAACTACCTGAAGCTAAACAGTCAGGTACGCTTTCAGTAACTGCGCCTTTGCCTATTGCATACCTTTGTGAGAACGCAGTAGGGCACAAGTACTTTAGGTGGAAGAAGCCGTGTAGTACATACAAACCAATTCCACTCTACACAAAGGAGCAAGCATGACCAAAGAAAATGCAATTCATTTCATAGAAACTTGGCGTGATTCTTTGGACGCGCCAAGAGTTGAAGATGGTTTATGGCACGATCCTGCCGATGACTTACACAATTACTTTGAATCCACCAATGCACGCGATTGGATAGATGCTGGAAATGAGGCTACAAAGGCTTACAACATAATGTTTGCCGACGAAGACTGTGACATTGTTGAAGACGATTCTCCTATAGCGGGCATTTGGCGAGGGGCGTGTGCTCAGGCGGCTCATGGTGTGTGGGTGTCGGTAGCTGATGCATTTGGTTTAAACGTAAAAGTATTGGAGGCTGTCCTAGAAAATTGGTACATCCTATACGCTGACAAAAAAGTACCGCCTCCAATCACAATGCGTGAATTCATGAAGCGTTACAAAGCAGAATACAAATCTTGGGAAGAAGAGGGGATGCTATGACTGACTGGACAAGTGAAGAAGACGAAGCCTTTAACGAGGTGGAGAAGCACAGCAACCTTGGTAAACAAATACTGAAGGACATAGAAGGACAGCCGTACGTCTTTGATGTGTATATATCTCCATTACAGCGCAACCAAGTGCTTGAAGAAGTTGCCAAGGAGTTTGACAAGATGAAAGCCTTTGGTGACACAGCCGCGAGTTTTGCTTGCTATGTAAGGGATATGAAACTTGAAAAGTAACCACAATATTATTCGTGCGTTACTCAAACAGCACCCCGATGGTTTGAAGTCAAGCGATATTTCTAAGCTAACTGGCATAGACGTTCGTTCTGTCAACAAATCATTGGAGGGTGTGTTTGGCGTGTACGTCGATCGGTGGGAGAAGTCAACTCACCGCAACACACTAGCCGCAATCTGGGTCGTCGTTGACGTACCTGACAACTGCCCGAAACCAAACTACACTGGCAGAAGAAGCATAAAAGAATCCAAGGACTGACGTGTTTACGATAAGACGATTTGTGCAAGCCCAGTAGATGCGACCACACTTTGTCGGCAACAAGGGGCGTCAGTCCTTTGAAGAATTACCTCTTGTTGCCATTCCACAACGCGATACGAGGGGGCGCGTAATCTACTTTACCCCCTCACCTAATTAACAGGAGGTTGACATGTCAACACCAGAAGTAAAAGTCAAGAAGCAAATACGCAAGATACTAGATGAGTTGGGCGTGTACTACGCCATGCCCATCGGGACAGGATACGGGAACTCAGGGGTGCCTGACTTTCTCGTGTGTGCTGGCGGCAAGTTCGTTGGCATTGAAGCGAAAGCGGGTAAGGGTAAAACCACCGCTCTACAAGAAGCCCATCTAAGCCGCATACGTGGCGCAGGGGGGACAGCCGTTGTCATCAATGAAGACAACATACAAACTTTAAAGGAGGTCTTATCATGACCAAAGACATAAAAGAAACGCGTGAACTTAACAGCAAGATGAAAGAAGTAGAAGCTGCGGTAGAAATTCTTAAGTCCGCAATGGGAAAGCAAAAGTCAAACATTGGTATTTCTGCGCTCATGAGCTACATGTGCATGCTTGCGTACCACAATAAATACCCGCTTGAGATGATGATTGCTTACATGACAACCTTGTACGAAATGCAAGATAAAAAATCATGAGTGAAGCAATGTCACAAGAAGAGTTAGAGCAACGCATTAACAAGATGTCAGACGAAGAGCAGGCGCACTTCAAGCTACTGATATACAAGTTGGTGATGTGTTACGGAGAAGGCAACGCGCAAGGCGTTGTCATCATTGGTCGCGCAGAGGATGCGTTTGCAGGAGTCGTTACCCTAAACTGTAATGAGATGGAGGCGTCGCAACTCATGTTGGCGGCAAACGATTTTTTCGGCTTTCTAAACGTCCTCGACGCACCACCCAAAGAAAACTTTAATTAAGGAGTAAAAATGAAAACATTAATTGAATATATCAAGCGGTTGTTTGTCCGCGTACCCCCCGCAGTGGCAGATGAGCATTGCCCTTATTGCTTTGGCCTTGGCTACGACTACAGCGGGTTTACGTGCACTTGTTTGCGAGAGAAGAAATGACCAAACCATTTGACAAAATAATAACCATCGACTTTGAGACGTACTGGGATAGCAAAGAGTACACGCTCTCTAAGATGACAACAGAGGAGTACATACGCCATGATAAATTTAGAGCGTTCGGAGCTTGCGTCCATGTATACGGAAGCGATGAACCAATTAGATGGTTTGGAGATACGGAGTTACGTGAGTACCTTGATGGGATTGATTGGGGACGAACCGCAGTGCTTGCCCACAACGCACAGTTCGATGTATCAATTATGGAGTGGAGATATAACGCCCGACCATGTTTCATCTTTGATACGTTATCAATGGGACGAGCGCTTCGAGGAGTTGAAGTCGGCAACTCCCTTGCAAAACTGGCCTCCGATTATTCCCTCCCCCCAAAAGGCAACGCTGTTTACTCCACTAACGGACTATCAGTACTCACGCCGGAAATTGAAAAAGAGCTTGCCGACTACTGCGCCCATGATGTATTTCTGTGCGAGGAGATATTCAAACGACTTGTTAAAGGCTACCCTGCGAAAGAGCTACGGCTCATCGACATGACGCTCAAGATGTATACGCGTCCGCTGTTGCAGTTAGATCAACCAATGTTAATCAAGGCACTAGCCGAGGAGGGCACCGCTCGTGAACAACTATTACAGAGGCTCGGCGTGGAAGATGCTGAGTTGGCATCGAACCCAAAGTTTGCTGAACTACTTACGAAACTCGGAGTTGTTCCGCCAACCAAGACAAGCAAGACCACAGGCAAGACAACGCTTGCCCTCGCAAAGAACGATGCACTATTCCAGACGTTGCTTAATAGTGAACGTGAAGACGTTGCCCTACTTTGTCAAGCGCGTCTTAAAGTTAAATCAACCACTGAGAGAACGCGTGCCCAAAGATTCCTTGACATCGGCAAACGTGGCACGCTCCCAGTTCCGCTCTCGTACTACGGGGCGCAGACGGGTAGGTGGACAGCGGCCAAAGGCTCGGCAATCAACATGCAAAACCTCAAGCGAGGTTCATTCCTACGCAAAGCGATTATGGCTCCCGAGGGCTACCAACTGGTCGTTGGGGACTTATCTCAGATTGAACCTCGAGTTCTCGCGTGGCTTTCGGATTACCAAGATATGCTCGACATCTTCAAGGGAGGTGGTGACCCTTACGCGGCTTTCGGGGCTCAGATGTTTAACATACCGAACCTCACCAAAGACACTCATCCAGACCTACGCCAATCTGCAAAGTCTGCGTTACTTGGGTGCGGTTACGGCCTCGGTTGGGCTTCGTTTGCCTCTCAACTACTCGTCGGTTTCCTCGGTGCACCACCGGTCAGGTACTCGCGGGACTTTGCGAAGCAGTTAGGCGTTGACTCTGAGTATGCACAAGCGTTCGTGAAGTTGAACGACATTGATACCAAGCTGTTGGAGATACCGCACACCTGCTCAACTGAAGATCTTCTAAACCATGTGCTTGCATCCAAAGCTATCATAGATACGTATAGGAGAACTGCGTACCCTGTTGTAGCGTTCTGGAGTCTCTGTGAAACAGCTTTACACAGGTCGCTTGTCAATGGCGAAGAACTGGTGTATAAATGTATTACGTTCCGCAAAGGTGAGATAGAATTACCAAACGGAATGAAGTTGTTGTACCCTGATCTTCGCTATGTGAAGGACGACAAAGGTAGGAGCCAAGCAGTCTACGGGCCACACGCTACCAAGTTGTATGCAGGGAAGATAACGAACAACATCACGCAAGCCTTGGCTCGCATTGTGATGACGGATGGTATGTTGAGGGTATCAAAGAAGTACCCGATCGCAGGCACAGTGCATGACGAACTGATTGCTGTTGTACCTGACGATGAAGTGGTTGACGCTAAGACTTGGGTCTTGGCGCAAATGACTATGGAGCCAAGTTATATGCAAGGCATACCATTGTCCGCTGACGGTGGCGCTCACCGGAGATATGGATTAGCAAAAAGCTAGGAGAAGCAATGCAGATACCAAAGAAAATTACTGTGGGCACCAAGACCTACGCAGTTATCAAAGTCAAGAAAGCAAAGACAAAGAACATCCTTGCCACGATCGACTACACACACGGCATTATATGGATGGCAACACATGACATGCAGGGCAACAAACTCAGCAAAGAAGAAATGTCTGACACGTTCTGGCATGAGATGACTCACGCTGTACTACACGACATGAAGCACGAGCTATGTAGTGACGAGAAGTTTGTCAGTGCTTTCGCCAATCGCTTATCAAGTGCAATCAACTCAGCCCAACTATGAAACAACCCGCATGGTCACACTCAGCCCTCAAAGATTTTGAGGGATGCCAACGCCGTTACCAAGAGGTCAAGGTCTTGAAGAACTATCCGTTCACTGAGACT